TATCAGAAACAATATGGCGAGACCATTGAAGAGCGCATGATCAGACTGAGAGAAATGGGTAAGCGTCTTGCGCTTGCAAGAACGATAGAGACTCCCCCTGCCGTAGTGGAAGCTACGCCCGATACTGTCAATCATCCTCCGCACTACAAGGTGGGCGGCATCGAGACCATCGACTTCATCGAGGCGAAGAAGCTTGGCTACAACTTGGGTAATGTCGTGAAATACATTACTAGAGCAGACCACAAGGGCAACAAGCTTGAGGACTTGCGTAAGGCTCAGTGGTATCTCACACGAGAGATTGAAACTCTGAAGTAAACCCCGAGGGCATGGTTCGCCATGCCTTTTTTTGTGTCGGTACTTTTTGTTAGATAGCGACCCATGACTCAGTGGGATGCTATTTTGAAACCAGTTATTAAAAGGAGAAAGTCATGCTGACTGGAGTAGAGATTCTGCTAGAAAGAATGAAGACCAACCCCGAAGAATTTATTGAGGGAGGGTACTCAAAGTGGTCACGAGTGATAAATGGTGGGTGGGATATCTTTACTGCGGAAGAACAGAAGGCGTTGCAGGATGGGGTTAACAATGCAAAGCGAGAGCACTTCAATGGCGAAGTCATGCGCGTACTGGCGGGTCATGTGGATGTAGTGACTAGTGATGAATATCTTTTTAGAGAGCCAAGCAAGATCATTGCCCCACAGAACATGATCGCTCAAGCCACACAGATTCTTAATAATGAGTTCGACAAAGCCTACGCTAAAAATGCCAAGACCAAAACCCCCCGCACCCCTAAAGCCTAGGTTCATACGCTTATCTGATAAGCAGTTCATGGTATTCCAACAGCTTGGCGGTGCTGATTGGTTTCGTGGACTACTTGATAAGAAAGCGCCCATGCCTAACAAGTACTACGAGAATATACTGAAGGAAGCAAATGTCGCTGATCACAATCGACTTTGAGACCTACTACGATGGCAAGATCAAGCTAGGCTTCAAGCATCAAACAACTGAGGAATACATACGCGATAAGCGTTTTGAAGTTATCGGTGTGGGCGTGAAGGTAGACGAGCAACCAACTGTCTGGGTATCAGGCGGTAAGGATAAGCTAAAAGAATTCTTAGCGTCGTTTGATTGGGGCAGCAGCGCGCTTCTGTGCCACAACACTATGTTCGATGGAGCTATTCTTAGCTGGCTCTACGGCATAACACCAGCGTTCATGTTTGACACTCTATGTATGGCGCGCGCGGTTCATGGCGTTGAGGCAGGCGGCTCACTCAAGGCGTTGGCTGACCGCTACGAGATCGGTGTCAAGGGCGAGGAAGTGATAGCGGCTGAAGGCAAGGCGCGCCTCGACTTCACTAGAGAAGAACTTGAGCGATACGGAGAGTATTGCAAGAACGACGTTGACCTAACCCTCAAGCTATTCAAGATATTGTCGAGCGCGTTCCCTGAGAACGAGATGAAGCTGATCGACATGACTCTGCGGATGTTTACGCACCCAGTGTTCTTTGTTGATGATGCGCTACTGCAAGAGCGCTACGATGAACTCAAGGATGAGAAAGAGCAACTGCTTGAGAGCTTGATGGAGAAACTTAATTGCGAAACTGCTGAAGCTGTGCGTAAACGACTAGCCAGTAATAAACAATTTGCTGAAGTGTTAGTCGAGCGCGCGGTTGAAGTACCCATGAAAGAAAGCAAAACAACAGGAAAGGAAACCTATGCACTTGCTAAAAATGATGAGGGATTTCTTAAACTCACTGAGCATGACGACCCCTTCATACAACAACTGTGCGCAGTACGACTCGGGACCAAATCCACAATCGAGGAGTCAAGGATTGAGAGATTCATTGACGTCGGAAAAAGAAATAAAGGCAGGCTTCCTATTCCCCTTAAATACTACGGAGCGCATACAGGGCGTTGGGCAGGCAGTGATAAAGTTAACTTCCAAAACCTTCCTAGCCGAGACAAGAAGAAAAAGGCTCTCAAGAACGCGGTGGTCGCGCCCGATGACCACATCGTTATCAACTGCGACTCGTCTCAAATCGAGGCGCGTGTCCTCGTCTGGTTGGCAGGGCAGGATGATGTGGTCGAGCAGTTTCGCAAGGGAGAGGATGTCTATTCGCTCTTCGCAACCAAGATATATGATCGCCCAATAAGCAAGGCTGACCCAGTGGAACGCTTCGTGGGTAAGACCTGTATCTTGGGTCTAGGCTACGGGACTGGGGCGTTAAAGTTACAGCACACGCTCAAGACTCAACCTCCTGGCGCAATCGTTACGGAGGACGAGGCTAAGAACTATGTTGATACATACCGCACAGCCAACGACAAAGTGATTCAGCTTTGGCGTGATGGTGACAAGGCGATCGCTGACCTAGCCAACTGGGATGACAAGCTCAAGCCTTATTACTACGGCAAGCACAAGTGCCTCAAGATCACGAAGGATGGCGTAGGTCTGCCCAATGGTCTTTCTATCCGATACCCAGACCTAAAGCTGGATACGTCCGAAGCCAAGAGCCAGTATGTTTACAAGTCGCGCAAAGGTCCCGTGTCACTATGGGGTGGGTCGCTAGTTGAGAACGTAGTCCAAGCCTTGGCGCGAATCATCGTGGGAGAGCAGATGCTCAAGATCAACGAGCGTTACCGAGTCGCGCTGACTGTCCATGATGCGGCAGTGATCGTAGTTCCCGAAGCCGAGAAGGATGAAGCGCTTGCATTTATCGTCGAGTGCATGTCTACGCCACCCGATTGGGCTAGTGGTTTACCCGTAACCTGCGAAGCAAAGTACGCACAAACCTATGGAGAGTGTTAATATATGTCAAATAGAAATTGGCCTTTCCCCCCATTCCCAAACCCCAAGGACAAGAACGACAAGCGAGAGCCGAAGTTCAACCCCGACAACCATGAGGACGCACCACTATGAGAGAAGATCAAAAGCAACAAGCATTTCCAGACGAAGGCAATTATGGTATCAGTATTCGTGATTACTTTGCGGCTAAGGCTATGCAAGCAATTGTTAGCAAGGAAGTAAGCCACGTATCGTGGGTTGATGAATACGCAAAGAACGCATACAAGATGGCAGACGCAATGCTGAAAGCGAGGGAAGCATGACGCAAGATGACGACGACATTCAGGAGTACGTTCGCCCTTGGGTTGGGCTGACGGATGAGGAGATAAAGCAGGGTGGCGTTGCTGTCCCTTTTGATGGAAAACCAGATTGGTCGTTACGTTTTGCCCGAGCAATTGAAGCCAAACTCAAGGAGAAGAACACTTGAGCAAATCCAAAACACCTGAACCACTGTACCAACAATTTGTGCCCGAAGAAGATCGCGGCAAGACACGAGTCAGCAAGTACTACCGAGTCAATCAAAACATGGATGGGCTAGGTACAGGATTGCATCCGTACAACATTGAGTGCAACTTACGCATTGACTTTGGCTTGGATGGTGGCATCTATAAGGTTGAATGGAGCAATAAAGTTTTAGGAGAAAGAAAATGATTCACACAGACGAAGACGATGAGTTCGAGCGTATTGCGCATGAAGCTGAGATGAAGAAGGGTCAGCCGTACCACTACGACGTCTATGTTTCACCATCACAGCGTAATACAGTATTAGAAGAAGTCGCCAAGGAGTTTGACGCAATGAAACCATTTGGCGATACAGCGGCAAGTTTTGCCGCATTTGTAAGGAATATGAAAAAATGAACTTCACATGGTCTTTCTCGTCCCTCAAGGACTACATCAACTGCCCAAAGAAGTACCAAGAGGTCAAGGTACTTAAGCGCTTCCATGTTAAGCCGACCGCGCAGATGACGTATGGCAATGAGGTACACAAGGCCTGTGAAGATTACGTCGGAGAAGGCAAGCCTCTCGCTAAGAACTATCAGCAGTTCAAACCTGTCCTCGATACGCTCATGGAGATCAAAGGCATTCGTTACCCCGAGCAGAAGATGGCACTTGATGTCAAAGGCAACGCATGTGCGTATGGCAAAGACTACTGGGTGCGGGGTATCGTAGACTTGATGATCATCGATGGGGACACAGCGTTTATCATCGACTACAAGACTGGAAGCAACAAGTATCCTGAACCAAAACAGTTAAAGCTGATGGCACTCATGGCGTTCGCCCACTACCCTGAGATCAACCGAATCAAGGCTGGCTTGCTGTTCATAGTGCATAACAGTTTCTTAACTGAAGAATACAAACGCGAGGACATCCACAAGTTGTGGGATGCGTTCTATCCTGACTTGAATAGGCTTGACACATCGTATATAAAGGATGTCTGGAATCCCAATCCATCGCCCCTCTGCGGCTGGTGTCCTGTGGATACCTGCACACATCATAAGGAAAGATAATGGCTTACGTTAACAAACCCCGCCCTTACAAGAAAGAATATCAGCAAGAGAAAGCCCGTGGCGAACATGAGCGTCGCATGGAGCGTCAGCGTGGTCGTCGTGCGATCGACAAGACAGGTGTTGATGCCAACGGCAACGGCAAGGCTGAT